GGATTATATTCACCTGCAAACATATCATTTATCCAAGCGTTATCTAAAACTGGTTGATGTGTTTGTTGTAATACTAAACCTGCTCTTTTCATGTATTCTTTAAAACACATTTGAAAGGTGCCTTTTATATTATCATCTAATAAATGATTGACTAATTTTTCTTTCTTAATTTTACCTGCAAGTTGAGTACTCCAATCTACTGTTGTTTTTTCTTTTTCATCAAAAACATTATTAATCTCGTCAATAAATGTT